ATAGAGAGTGAACAAGGCTAAAGAGTTACTTGATGAACTACAGAATTTGGATGAAGAAATACAGAGTCGAATAGACGAGCTTGCTAATCTTGAAGCTAGTTTACTTTCTAGCCCTAAAATGAGCATAGATAAGGTTAAAGGTGGTCAGAAGGTTCGATTAGATGAACGTTACATCGATATTTTTAGCATGCAAGATTCCTTGAAAGAGTACATGAAGCAAGCAACTTCTGAGGCTATCCAGCGCAGAATTGAGCTCAGTAAATTGATTGATAAAATGCCTAAGCCTGCAAGTCGAACAATTTTAAGGATGGTTTATATTCAGAAAGCAAGCGTGTATGATATGATTGAATTTTTACAATGCAGTAAGACTACTTTTTACAAAAAGAAGAAAGATGCAATCCGTGAATTGGGTGTTGTAGTTGATAAAAGCGAACTAATGTGAACTAATGTGAACTAGGTTGAAGCGCACTGGTCTAACAATCGTGCTATTATAGTATCATCAAGAATTAAGGGTAAGGCAGTAAGTCTTCCCTTGATATGGAGAGTTGGCAGAGTCAGGTTGAATGCGCCCGTTTGCTAGACGGGTGACCGCCTACGTGCGGTCCGTGGGTTCAAATCCCACACTCTCCTTTGGCGGTGACGGGTATATTGTTTTATCTCCAAACGCAAACAAAAACTTATCTTCGGTTCGACTCCGAGCACCGCCTTAAAGGCTACAAAAAAATAAAAAATGAAAGGTAAATATAATATCGATTCCATTCGAGGTCCGTAGCCCCTCGATATTACGAAGTAAAATCGAGAGACCATATAACCCAAAAAACGCATACCTCAGAGGTGTGTGTTTTTTGGTTCTAGGACGAAGAATTGAAAATAATTGATAAACCTTTAGAATGGCTACGGCCATATAAAAACAATCCAAGGAATAATGACAAGGCAGTAGAGCCAGTCGCAAACTCAATTAGAGAGTTTGGTTTTAAAGTTCCAATTGTAGCAACCAAAGACGGAGAAATTATAAACGGGCATACTCGGTATAAAGCTGCACGCTTTTTGAAACTTGAAACCGTACCAGTCTTAATTGCAGACGACCTTTCAGAAGAACAAATAAAAGCGTTCAGGCTTGCTGATAATAAAGTAGGCGAGATTGCTGAGTGGGACACAGAGCTACTCTACGCAGAACTTGAAAGTGTCGAAGGTTTAGACATGACCATGTTTGGATTTGATGATGTCGATTATTCCTTGGACGACTTCGAGGAGTCTGAGGATTCAGAAGATGCCAAGGAATTCTCGCAAGAGGAAGAGACAGGCATTGAATATGGCGACATCTTCCAATTAGGGCGACATCGGTTAATGTGTGGCGATAGCACATCGGCAGAGGACATGGCTCGACTAATCGACGGAGAAACGATTGACCTCTATGTAACCGACCCACCTTACAACGTGGCCTACCAGGGTGGAACCGAGGAAGCTATGACGATCATGAACGATAGCATGGACGACGTCAGCTTCAGGCAATTCCTGAGGGATGCATTCGCAGTCGCAAACAACCACTTGAAGCCAGGAGGGGCGTTCTATATCTGGCACGCAGATTCGGAAGGCTTGAATTTTAGAGCTGCAGTCAAAGAGACAGGATGGCTATTAAAACAATCTATCATCTGGGTAAAAAATGCTATTGTGTTAGGTCGTCAAGACTACCAATGGAAACATGAGCCTTGCTTGTATGGGTGGAAAGATGGAGCGAGTCACTATTTTGTCGATAATCGTTCACTAGCCACGGTCATTGAAGAGGACGAAGAAAACCTAAAAGAAATGACAAAAAGCGAGCTAATCTCTTACATTAAGACCATGCAAGAAACAACTCCGACTACTATCTTTTATGAAGATAAGCCAGTTAGAAATGACATCCACCCAACTATGAAACCTCTGAAGTTGATTGCTAGGGGTGTTTTAAACTCCAGTAAAAAAGGCGACAGAGTTCTAGATAGCTTTAACGGTGGCGGTTCTACTCTTATGGTATGCGAGAAGTCAGAACGTATCTACTACGGTATGGAACTTGACCCACTCTACGTTGCACGAACGATTAGGCGCTGGGAAGAAGAAACAGGGCTTACTGCTGAGAAAGTGAGCTGAAATTTTTAAAAAAGTAAGGAAGTGAGGCGATGGCTGGTGCAGATAATTTAAAAGTCCCAACCTCGGACGAAGCTCGAAAATATGGCAAAAAAGGCGGAGTCGCTTCAGGCAAAGCTCGAAGGAAAAAAGCCAACCTGAGAAAGGCATTTGAAACAATACTACAAGCAGAGGTTGCAAGTCCAAACGTGAAGAAGCAACTTGAAGAGCTAGGCTTTGATTCAACTAATGAAATGGCTCTGGCTATGGTTATGATGCAAAAGGCTATGAAAGGCAACGTCCGAGCTTTCGAACAAATCAGTAGGCTTACTGCGATTGATACAAAAGATAGCCTTGATAAGCGTGAGCAAAAAGAACGTATTGAAGCCTTGAAACTAGAAAACCAAAAACGCAGGGTTACGCTTGAAGGTAGCGCAAACTCAGAAGATGTCATGGCTGAGTATTTCGACAAGTTGGAGGATGCTTTAAACGATGGCACTTAATCGACTATATACAGAAAAACAAGTAAAAATTTTAAAAAGGGCAGTTGCTACTGACTGGTACATGATGATCAATCACGGTGCGGTACGTGCTGGGAAAACCAAGTTAGACAATGACCTTTTTTTGATGGAATTGAAACGAGCAAAGCGAAACGCTGAGAAAGTCGGAGTTAAGAACCCGATGTATATCCTTGGTGCTGTTTCCTCAGGAACGCTTCAAACAAATATACTGAGAGAAATCTCTGACTCGTACAATTACGATTTCAAGTTTGACAGGCACGGGAATTTCACGCTCTTTGGTGTATATGTCGTCACAACGTTCACAGGCTCCATAGCGGGCTTGAAAGCTATCCGTGGTATGACAGCATTCGGAGCGTATATAAACGAGGCTACGCTGGCAAATAAGGCGGTATTTGACGAGATTCTAAAACGTTGCTCTGGTCTTGGTGCTAGAGTTATCTGCGACACCAACCCAGACCACCCGAAGCATTGGCTTAAGGTTGATTACATCGACAAAGCGGACGGTGAGAAAATCCTTGCTAACCACTTTACAATCTTTGATAACACATTCTTGAACCAGCGGTACGTTGATAACCTAATAGCCACAACACCGTCTGGTATGTTTACCGAGCGTGGTATCTACGGGCGCTGGGTAACTGGTGAGGGTGCCGTGTATCGTGACTTTAAAGAGGACATGTATATTGATAACGCTCCAGATGATTTAGCCAGGTTCTATGCTGGTGTCGACTGGGGGTATGAACACTACGGCTCCATCGTGGTTATCGGAGAGTCAGCAGACGGCTCTATCTACTTAGTTGAGGAACATGCACACCAACATGAAGAGATTGATTTCTGGGTAGACGTTGCTAAAGACATAAAAAGACGTTATGGAAACATCACGTTTTGGGCGGATAGCGCACGACCTGAACACGTAGCCAGGTTTCAAAGGGAGCAAATCAAGACGTTCAACGCAAATAAAGCGGTCTTGTCAGGAATTGAAGAAGTCGCCAAGTTCATGAAAGCTGGGCGCTTTTTTGTTGTATCAGATAAAGTAAGCCGTTTTAAAGACGAGGTTTACCAGTATATCTGGAATGAAAAAACAGGCGAGCCAATCAAGGAAAACGACGACGTATTGGATGCCCTGCGTTATGCGATTTACTCAAAACAAACACAACCAAAAGCAACCGTTAAGAGAAAATCTCTTTATGGTTTGTAGAAAGGGAGAACATGTATAAATACTTAACCTATCCACGGGATGGATACGACGAAACAAATCTAAAAGCTGAATTAATTTATAAACTGATCCGCAAACACGCAAATGAGCGAGAGGATTTGCAAAAATTAAAGCGGTATTACATCGGCGATCATTCTATTCTCAAACATGAAAGGCGCAATCCTAACGCTCCAAACTTTAAAACGGTAGCCAATCATGCGAAGGATATTGCAGACACGGCCACAGGTTACTTCCTGGGCAGTCCGATTACCTACAACAACACAGGCGAGAGCGACCTTGAGCCGTTGCTGGTTGCGTTTGACAATGCAGAAGTTGACCAAGTGGACACGCAGAACGCTCTTAACATGGCTATCTATGGCCGTGCTTATGAATACATCTATGTCAAGGAAGGCTTAAATGAGCTTGACTCAGCTAGTCTTGATGTCGAGAATACTTTTATAGTTTACGATGATAGTATTGAACGCAGACCCTTGTTTGCGGTTTACTACTACGAGGTTAAGGACGATTCAAAAGACACTAAGACATACCAAGCAGAGGTTTTTACACAGAACTTGCACTATCACATTGTTTTGAGTGATTCGTCAGGGTCGTATGTGAAAAAAAATGATGTTGAACCACACCACCTTGGTCAAATACCAATCATTGAGTACAAGAATAATAATTTTGCGATTGGCGATTATGAGCAACAAATTAGCTTGATTGATGCCTACAATTCGTTGATGGGTAACCGTGTAAATGACAAAGAACAAGCGATTGAGTCTATCCTTGTTTTGTACGGAGCGCAGTTAGGAGACACGCCCGAAGAAACCCACAAAGCTATGTCTATCCTTAATGAAGAAGGTCTTTTAGAACTTCCAATGGATTCTAAGGCTGACTTCTTGAAGAACTTGTTGGACGAGGGCGCTACTGAAATCTTGCGTAAAGCCTTGAAAGAGGATATTTACACCTTTAGCCACGTACCGAACCTAACGGACGAAAAGTTCGCTGGGAACAGTTCAGGCGTAGCTATGGAGTATAAGTTGCTCGGACTTGAAATGATTACTAAAGTCAAAGAGTCCAACTATAAACGTGGGCTTAGACAGCGTATCAGTATTTTTGCTAAATACTTAGGCTTACAACAGATTGCGCTTGATGCAAACTCTATAGTTCCTCAGTTTAGTCGTGGTTTACCTAAGAACTTACTTGAATTGTCACAAGTTATTAATAACCTTGACGGTAAGGTTTCACTTCGTCAGCTTATTTCTCTCTTGCCATTCGTTGAAGATCCTGATGCTGAATTAGAAGAACTCGAAGAAGAGAAAGAGAAGAATATGGAACGTGTGCCATTTTTTAACCAGACTAACACGAAGCCAGAGGAAGAGGTAGCAGATGAAGAACGAGGAGTACTGGGCGAAGAGGAAGGCTAATCTCATCTATGAACAGATGGATAAAGCTGAGAAGCAAGCAGATAATTTTGATAAGGTCTATGAAGAAGCCAAGACTTACCTTGACAAAGAAATAAACAAAATCTTTGATAAATTCCAGCGTGATTACGGTTTAAGTGAGAATGTTGCTCGTCAGGTCTTAAAGACTATGAAGAATAAAAAAGACCTTGCTGATCTACGCAGAATGCTCGAAGCTAGACCGAACGACCCAAACATACAACGTTTGCTGGCAGATTTAGACAGTCCAGCTTATACCTACCGTATGAAACGGTTAGAGCGCTTAAGCGCTGACTTAGACCTTATGCGTAGTTCTATCTATCTTTCCGAGAAGCAAGGCTCAGATGATTTC